ATTGGAGCTGCGAGCCGCGTTTTACGACGAGGCCCACACGGAAGGGGTAACTAACCTGAAGCTGACTTGGATGGCGGCTCAGGAAGCGGATGCCTTCGACCGACGTGGCAACGTCAACTGGGAGCAGCTAAAGACAGAGTTCCCAGAGCTGTTTGCGAAATCGTCAACTGTCCCGGCCGGCGACGCTGGCAAGGGGACCAAGTCAGAACCCTCTGGCAAGGCCGACATGAACCAGGCTATTCGGATCATGGCGGGCAGGGGGTAACGGAGGTGGAAAGTGCCATACAATTCGTTAGTAACTAGAACAGATGTCGCGGCTCTCATTCCTGAGGAAGTGAGTCACGAGATCATAGAGGCAGTTCCAGAGTCCAGCGCGGTCATGCGGCTGGCCCGGAGATTGCCGGATATGAGCCGGGCACAGCGTCGGGTTCCGGTGACCACGGCCCTAGCCACGGCGTATTTTGTCGATGGTGACATCGGGCTGAAGCAGACCACTGAGATGGACTGGGAGAACAGGTACATCGACGCGGAAGAGATCGCCTGTATCGTCCCGATTCCGGAGGCGGTGCTAGACGATACCGACTACGATATGTGGGCGCAGATCAGGCCCTCCATCGTGGAAGCGATCGGCTTGGCATTCGACCAAGCAGTTCTGTACGGGACTGGAATCCCCGCATCATGGACTGTCAACCTGGGCGCGGCCGGTCTAGTCCCGTTGTGTACTGCGGCTGGGCACACTCTGTCAGAAGCGGCCTACGCCGATCTGTATGAGGTGGTTCTGGGTGAGACTGGTGCTGGAGTCGACGGTATCGTTATGTCGATTGAGTCAGATGGGTATATTCCCACCGGCCACCTGGCTCACGTATCCATGCGGGGTCGGTTGCGCAATCTGCGAGACGCAGACGGCAACCTGATTTTCAAATCGTCAATGCAGGAAGGGACTCGGTACGAGTTGGACGGAGAGGAGATTCTCTTTCCGCTCAACGGCTCGATGGTGGAGGCTACGAGCTGGATGATCTCTGGCGACTGGAGTCGTTTGCATTATGCCATCCGGCAGGACATCACGTACAAGATCCTAACGGAAGCGGTCATTCAGAACGCTGCCGGGGCAATCATATACAATTTGGCCCAGCAGGACATGGTCGCCTTGCGGGCCGTTATGCGAGTCGGCGTCGCTCTGCCGAATCCAATCAACCGGATGAACGCAACCGCGGCTACCCGCTGCTGCTTCGCCACGTTGACAGCATAGGAGGAGGTGACATAATGGGATTGTTTCCAAGAGACATTGATGCATTTCTGAGCATTCAAGGGATACCACGGGGTCCCAATAGCCAAGTTTATTTGGTTGATACCACGAATGGATTGGCGGCCAATCTTGGCACGAAACTGATCCATCCGATGGAAAGCATTGAAACGGCGGAGGCGGCTTGTACTGCGGGGCAGCATGATGTGGTGCTGTATATCGCAAGTGCCTCAGGTGATAACACCGCTGCTGTTGTAACGTGGGACAAGGACTATACGCACCTCGTTGGGTGGTGTGCTCCATGCGGTGTTTCCAACCGGTCAAGACTGTTCCAAGGGGCAGCCGTGACTGCTGTTTCGCCATCGGTGAATATCACGGCGAGTGGTTGTATATTTCAGAACCTAACGCTTTTCCAAGGCGTTGCTGACGCAGGCAACCTCATCAACGTTCAGGTCACAGGTGGGCGGAATTACTTTGAGAATGTTCACTTTGCTGCGCCTGGCAATGCCGCTCATGCCATCAATGGCGGGGGTGCATTGTTGCTTTGCGCTGCCGAGGAGTGCTTGTTCAACAAGTGCACTGTCGGGCTGACCACCGTTGCTCTCGCTACGGGCTATTCGCTGTTGCGAGTTGATGCTGACTCAGCACGGAACACCTTCAAGGATTGCGACTTTATCATGCGAGCAGGTGCTACTACGGTCTACTTCGGTGAGATGGTTGATGCTACGGCAATCCTTGACTACCTGATGTTTGACGGGTGCAAGTTTATCAATGTCTCAACCACGAATGCTGTAGGTACTGCGTTCTTGTTTGTGAATCCCAATGCTGACCGCCAGATCCTTATGAAAAACTGCACAGGGTTTGGGCTTGGTGCTTGGGATACAACCAACACTGACGTAGTGCTCGGCGATATGGGTACTCCTACAGGGGTTGACCTGTCAGGTGTTGCTATAGCATTGGACGGCTAGAGTTGAACAAACAAAATGCCCCCGCTCATCGGGGTGGGGGTTCATCTGAAACAGGAGGTATGTAATGACTGTAGCGAGGAACTATGAGGGCCAGGGCGGTGGCATGACCATCGACATTACCGGCGTGGCTACGTTCACTGCGGCGAGTATCGGTGAAATCCTCAACCCTGAAGGGGTGGATGTGACCATCACGCAGGCGTGGCTTGAGATCATCACGGCTTCTACGGCGGCGGCTAATCTGTCCTGCGGCATCGAAGCAACGGGCGTCACCGCCACTGACCTGTGGAACGCGGGCGCGGTGAACGGTATCACTGCGGGGGCATTGTTTAATTGCTTTGCTCCGCAAGACACGGCAGAAACCGAACTGACCGATCCGGTTGACTGGGGTGCGGCTCAGTACATCACATTTACCGGCTCGGCGAGCACGGTGGGTCTGTCTGCTCGTCTGCACGTGATGTATACCCGACAATCGGCATAGAGGGGGTAATATGACTATCGCAATGGATTGGGAAGGTAAAGGAGCTTTCTGCGTGGACATCACCGGCCAGGTTGGCCTCGCGATCGGGGAGGTGCTGAATCCCGAGGGCGTGGACGTGACGATTGTCCAGGCGTGGCTGGAGTGCATCACGGAGAGCACGGGTGCGGCAGCGGTGAATGTTGGAATTGGGGCTACGGGGGTGGATGCAAATGACATTCTTAGCGCCTTTGACCTCAACGGTATTACCGAGGGATCGTTGACCAACTGCTACGTACCAGAGATTGTGGCAGAGACGGAAGTGACTGTCCCGGCTGATTGGGGAGCGGCGCAATACATCACCTTCACGGGTGCGGCATCGACCGCGGGCTTCACAGGCAAGTTGTTCGTGAAATATATCATGCAGTCTGCGTAACGTATGATGTAGCATAAGCAAGCACCGGTCTCCGAAAAAGAGGTCGGTGCTATACAAAGAGAGGTAATGATGGCAACTGAAACCTTGACGGTGCAGTCTTCTCTGCGGACTGGCGCGGAACTCGCTATGCAGAGCGTCACGAGCGTAGGAGGATTCAAGTTTCTCAACGATGGGCGGACCATTATGATCGCGGTTGAAGTGAACACAGGCGACAATGAGATCACGGTCACGCCAGTCAGAACCGTCGACGGTCTGGCTGCAGCGGCCCGAACTGTCGACGTGGCGTCTGATGAAACCTGGGTGTTGGGTCCGTGGCCGCAGGAGATCTACAACGATTCGGACGGGTTTGTCACCTTCACCACCGAGGCCGACGAGGCGAGTGGAATTGGCCTGATTAGCATGGGATAGGGGGCTGGCGATGACAGCAACCGCGGCTCAGATAACCAAGGTCCGCCGGATGACTGACGAGGCCGGTATCGCGACATACACTGACGACGACATCCAGACGTACATCGAGACCTATCCACTGATTGACGAACGCGGAAAGGGGCCTTACGGCTGGGACGCTTCTACTGACCCTCCGACCCCGGATCCAAACGATGACTGGATACCGACGTACTGCCTATACTCGGCGGCGTCTGACGTCTGGGAGGAGAAGGCTGCCGCTGTAGCAGATGAGTTTGACTTCAATGCGGATGGCGGTCAGTTTACCCGCTCACAGAAATACGAGCAATACATGGGTCAGGCTCGGTGGCATCGCTCCCGGCGTGCCGCCAAGACAATCCGCCTGATCCCGCAGACGCGAAGTATCTCATCGGAATGGCTCGGTAATCTGGCTGAGGTGGACGACTAATGGCTTGGTTGGATGATGACTTGGCTGGTATGCGGATAACGCAGGATCTGTCGATGCTGGACCTGTGCGACATTATGACGTATACAGCCGGCGCAATCAACGACTACGGTAAGCCCGTGCCCGCCACCTGGGTATCGTCTGGCACTACTGAATGTGGGTTTGGATATATCCGAAATGTCAATAGTGCCGAAGCGCCAGATCAGGTTGCCACGATGCGAACAGTCCTGCGCTTGCCCCTCGATTCAGTCGTAACGACCAGAGATCGTATTGAACTGATGAGTCGGTTCGGGGAGGAGATTACCTCAGAGTTCTATCGTATTCTGGGTGAGATTCGTCGCGGCCCGACGTGTTTGACTTGTGACCTGGCTATGGTCACAGATGGGAGTGATGCAGGATGAAACGAATAATGTTAGTTGCAAGTTTGGGCGTGGTATTGTTGTTGGTCATGGTCTGGTTCTCTTCACTGGGGCCACCTGTTCAGGTAGGAGTCGGCCAGGTCTACGCTGACGCCACGCCGGTCAGTGTGGAGACGATCATTCTGACCGGGCTGACACCGACCATGAATACCGCCAGTTCGGACGCCGAGGGGAATACGTTTGTCAATGATGGGCGAACGTTTGTATATATTACTAATGGCTATACCGCTACCCTCACGGCGACGTTTATTACACCACTCACCGTAGGAGGCCTGGCTGTTGACGATCTGGCTATAGAAGTCGCAGCCGCCGCTAATGAGGCCGTGGGGCCATTCCTGCCTGAGACATTCAACGATACCAGTGGAGATTGCCAGATAACATGGGCTACCGGTGGAGCAGGAGCGGTGGCCTTAATTACTTTTGGCGTTATGAGATGGTGAGATATGGCTGACGGGCATGTGAACTGGTACGGCGAACGGGTGACAGCGGTACTGAAAGACGCCGACGAGAAGATTCTGGACCAACTGGCGTTTCAGACGCTTGGTCAGGCTCGCATCAACATTCGCGAGAACCGACAGATTGACACGGGATTTATGACCAACAGCGGCTACGTGATTTCGGCGCAGCGGAATACATACCTGCAAGCCGCTACCGGTGCGCTGGCTGTTGCTGATCGAGAGATGGCTTCACCTGCACCGGTAAATCCGAAACAGGAAAGCGTTGTCGCGTTTGCCGCTCACTATTCCATCTTTTTGGAGCTACGCCGGTCGTTTCTGTACCAGGCCATGCAGGATGTAGTCAAGCATTTCGACGGCATCGTTCGTCGGGAGAAGTTCTAATGATGATTGACGCCGAAGCAGAGATTAGAGCGTTTCTCATTGATGACGCAGCACTATTCGCGGTTGTCGGTGGTCGCATGTATGCTGGGGCTGTTGCGCCGGCTGTAGGATATACACCGGCTGACGGACCGGCGCTGTGCTTCAAGGTTCGTGGCGGTACGATTCAAGCCGAGCAGCGAGTGATCTTGGATGCGTCGGTTCAGTTCAAATGTTATGGCAATACCGAGATGGAGGCCAACAGGTGTTACAGAGCGCTGTACGACGCGTTGGATCAAGGCCGAGGGGCAACGATGCGCTGGGCGCTGGCGGAAAGTCCGGGGCAATTACTACAGGATACAGAGCGAGATAAGGAATGGTGGTTTATGTTAGTATACTACCGCTGCTATCTCGACAATTCGTAGAGGAGGTTTCAAATGGCAGTAGCAGATGTGATAGCGGGGCCGATAACGTTGTGGAAAAGCCCCGTAGCGGAAGCTGTACCGGATGACGATGTTATAGCCGGGGCAGCCTGGGGAGGCAACTGGGTAGAGGTCGGCTATACCGAAGCACCTCTATCCTCGAATTACGACTTTGTGGAATTGGAGCTAAAATCGGAGCAGGAGCTGGCTGTTATGAAACGGCGCAAATCGGCCGAGTCACTGGTTATGGAGACCGTTCTGTTGGAATTGACAGCCAGCAAGCTGGCGATTGTTACCTCCGGTACAGCCAACACGACTGCCGCCGCCGCCGCACAGGTCGGTAAGGATGAGCTGCTAGTCGGAGGGGAGTATCAGATCGACGAGGCTCAGTGGGGATTCGAGGGGACCTACACCGATTCCAGTGGGAACTCATTCCCAGTTCGGGCTTTTGTCTGGAAGGCGACAGCCAAGCTGAACGCGGCGCAGGAGTACAGCTCGACGGCATGGGTCGGGATTCCAATACAAATCAAGGCGCTCGTCGACACGTCAAAAGCCGTTGGTCAGAAACTCTGGAAATGGCAACGAGTAACCGCGGCGGCGACGGGATAATCACATGAGAGAAACGATTGACATTAAGCTGGGTGATCAGACATTTGAGATCGAGGATCAGTCGATCAAGACATCGAAGGCCTGGCGACGAAAGTTCGCAGATCGTTTGCAGCCGCTGTTTGATTTCCTACCAGGCCTGCCTGATATCGATATCAGCAAACCGGAGGAGCTTGTTAAGCTCCTCCCGGTCATTCAGAAGTTGTTGACTGACAACGTAGACGACGCAATCGATATTCTCCTGGAGTTCTCGGAAGTCCTAGAGAAGGAGCGAGAGTGGATTGAGAACAATGCCTCCTCGAAACAGGCCATCGTCGGCCTGGTAGAGGTTCTGAAATTGACAAACCCTTTCGATGTCGCGGGTCTGAAAAACGTGCTGAATGGCCCGGAGAGCACGAAGACAGTCTCGAAATCGGCCTCTCCCAGTGGGGGCTCTCGGAGGCGCAGCTC